TTTGCCCAGTGCGTCACCGGGCAGGCTGCCGGGACATATGGTGCCGGGCAGATGCTCACATCCACAGAGGTGACAGTGGTAGCTAGTCATGGAATCCCTCGTCGTGTGGTGCGTGGTCGCGGTAGGCTTCGGCGATGCGGTCCAGCTCAAGGGCGAGCTGGTCGGGGTCCTCTTCGAGGAGGACGCAGCGCTCGCAGATGAAGCCCCCACTGGTAGCGTTGAACCAGATGGTGCTCAGGTAGATGCGGCCTTTGTCCCCGATGGGATACCCCAGCCGCCCGCAGCTTTCGCAGCGTTTCACCCAGGGAGACTGCTGAAGGTTCATGTGGATGAGTATATCCCTCCCCTCCTGGGTGGTGCAATAAGTTATTTGCCCCAGAGGGAGTGGTAGGAATACCCCAAGCCCCTTTCAACCCCCTCCCCCCCTCCCCTTGCACAACTAGAAAGACAAACAGATATACCCACCCTTCGTGGGTGGGTAAATATCTGTGTGTCTGGCGCGCGATGGCCGGAGTCAGGGAGGAGTGGTCGAAGGGGGGCGCGGGCAGGGGCGCGAGGCCGTAGGGCTCTGAGGGCTCGCCTGGGGTGTCTCATGGGTGTGTCTCACTGTGGTGTGGGGGTGGGGGTGTGGACGTTGCGGATTGCAGTGTACCAGAATGAGACAGGGGCGGATGGCGCAGTGGGTGTGGGGGTGGGTGGCATGCGACGTGCTACGGTGTAGGGGTGGGCGGTGATGCTGTGCGGTGTGACAATGGGTTAGAGGTGCGAGTCTAGAGGAGGTGCGCGGAATGCCATCGTATGCTGTGCAAAGTGCCCCTAGTGGGATGGTGCGGTGGGTGTGGGTGGAGCGTAGGGGCGAAGCGCTGGAGGTTACATCGTATGAACCGCCCGCAGAGGTGATGGTGGGTGATGGGGCAGAGGCAGTGGGGGCACTGCGACGTGCGTGGGGCGATGCTGGGGTGTGTCCAGTGTGCGGGGTGCGGGCGGTGTGCGACGATACGGGGCACCCCATCACGTTAGAGCGGATGGTGGGCGGTCGTCGTCGTCAGCAGGGGGTGTGGGTGTGTGCGGTGTGTGCGGGTGCGGGGTTGGCAGGGTGCACCCACTGTGGGGTTGCGTGGGTGGCGGGCGACGAGGGGCACGCTGACACGGTTGACGGTGATGGAAATGAGGTTTGCTGGCGGTGTGCTGATAACGTGGTGTGGTGCGGGTGTGGCGACACGTGGGGGTTTGGGTGCGCGGAATGCGATTGTGAGGCAGAGGAGGAGGAGGAGGGGTGTGGTAGACTAGGGGCACGTCGCCACGGGCAACCCACTGCGATGCTGCCCACCGCGCGATTGATAGGGGCAGAGTTAGAATGTATCGGGCCGCGCTTCGGGCGCGCGCAGACACCCGATGGGTGTGAATATCATGAAGATGGCAGCGTCTATTGTAGTGGGGGGTGCGATGGGGGGTGCAACCACAATGGGGCAGAGTTTGTGACCGTGCCCGCCAGTGGTGATAGGTTTGAAGCGCTGATTCGGGGTGCGTGCGCTGACTTGCTGCGGGCAGGCGGGCGAGTCAATGGGCGGTGTGGGTTGCACCTCCACTTTGACTTGACCGATAGCACTGAAACGAAACGGCGTCGGGTGTGGCGTGCGTGGCGCGCGGTTGAAGGGGTGATGATGCTGTGCGTGGGGCAGTCGCGCCGATCGAATCACTTCTGCCAGCCCGTGGGTGCGTACACATCGCATGACCGTTATCAAGCGTTGAACCTTCAAAGTGCGTATCGTCGCCATCAAACAGTGGAGGTGCGGTTGCACCACGGCACATTGAATGCGGATCGAATTATTAAGTGGGCAGCGCTTTGTCTGCGGGTGGTAGAGGCAACCGAAGTGCAAACCCGCGCGCTGGAGGTTGTGCGGGGTGATACGCTGCGCCAGCAAGTGTTGACGATGTGGCGCACGCTGCGCTTGCCATATGCGCTGCGACGTGATATGGTGGCGCGGTTGAAGAGGTATAGTGGGGTGCGCAAGGTGCAAAGTGTGGTGGGTGTGCGCAGTGGTAGGGTGGCAGCCTAACTAGAGGAGGTGTGGGCAATGTGTAGTATCAGTGGGATGCTGACGACAAAGGCGCTGCCCCTTAGCGGCGCGTCAATCGGGCGGATGCTAGTGGGTGGTGCGCATAGGGGCGAGTTTTCAGCGGGTGTGTGGACACCGCGCGGGCGGGTGCGGCGGATGGGGCACCCTAAGAAACTAGTGGGTGCGAGGGAATACTGGGGTGTGTTTCCAGCGCGGTTGGCGCTGGCACACACCCGATGGCCAACGTCAGGCGGGCAGACAGTAAAGGATACGCAACCGTTCACTGAAGGGGGTGTGACGACGACGCATAATGGGCACCTTTTCCAGCCCGCAGCACTGGCAAAGGAAGTGGGGGTGAAGTGGGCGGCGGGTGATGTGGATAGCGTGCTGTGGACTAGGGCGGCGGCGCGCTATGGGGCTGAGGGGTTGCGGATGGTGGCAGAGGCAGCCTATGGCAGTGATGCTGTGGCAGCGCTGATAGATGGTACGGTGTATCTCTACCGGGGACATGGGGCTGCGCTGTGCTTCGGGGTGTGGGCGGGCGGTGTGATGTGGGGCAGTGAGGCGGAAATGGTGCGCAGCGGGCTGGCGTGCATTGACATTCGGGCGGTGGTGTATCAAGTGCCCGCCGATGTGGTGTGCGAGGTGGTGCTAGGGACGCAGCCCGGCGTGGTGGAGCGGTTGAAGGTTGAACGTGATGGGTGGGCGGGCAGTGATGTGGGGCTGTGCGACGATGGCAGTGGGTTGTACGATGGCGGGCGGTGGCCGATAGAGGAGGAGGAGACGGCCCGGCGCGCGCAGCACATCGGCGAACCGCGGCCGATGTGGGCGGGCGGCAAAGGGTACATTGTGGCAGAGGGGCGGCGGTGGGCAAAGTGTGCTGATGGTGTGTGGCGTGAAGTGAAGGCGGCGCGCAAGCGCGGGCGGCGGTGGAATAGGAGAGGGGGTGTGCGATGATGGCAGCGGGTGACGTGATGCTGAAGGTTGTGTGCGGGGTGTGTGTGATGGTGGCGGTGGTGGCAGCGTGGTGCGCTGTGGTGTGGGCGGACCGTGAGACTGAAGCGCAGCGGTGGCAGCGGGAGATTGAGCGGGTGCTAGCGCGTGAGGAGTTACGACGGGTGGGGCAAGCGCATAGGTGGGGCAAGCCGCGACTGCGGTAACACAGAGTAGCACAGCACAGCGCAGCGTAGCAGTGGGGGTGGTGCACTTCAGCACCACCCCCACTTGTTTGCGTGCGTTGCCCCATTGACCCATGCGTGCATGCAGCGCAGCATGCGCAGCACAGTGCGGTGGGGGTTGCATGCGGGGGTGCGGGTGTGCTATACTATAGCGTAGCTTGGAGTAGAAGTGGGCACCTAGTGATGGGGTGCCGGGAGGCCCCCCATAGCGGAGGGGGTGGGTCCCCTTTCACAGGCCGCGTAGCTGCGCGAAACTCCCCAACTTGGGTATATGGACGAACCGACCCCAACTCCCACTCCGCCCGAGTCCGCATCTGCGGAATCTGCCCCGAAAAAGATCTACCGGCAGACTCGCGGCCGCACCCGCGGGCAGTACCTCTCGCCCGAGCAACGCGAGCAGATCGACCACCTTATCCGACAGCAGGCCGTCTCCGGCCTCACCGACCAAGCCATCGCCGACCTCCTCGGCGTGGACCGGAGCACCGTCAAGTATCGGCGCAAGCTGCTCGCCACCAAGATGCGCCACGCCGAGTCCCCGGAGTCCGACCGCACCGTCCTAGCCGAGTCCCTCGGCGTCTCCGACCTGCCAGCCTCCGCCACCGTTGACAACGCTGAGGAGCCGCTCACCCCTGAAGCCTCGCTCCGCATCCTCTCCCTGGTCGCGCGATCCTCGCCGAACGCCAACGCCCAGGTCGCGGCCATCCGCGCTCTCGAAACTCTCCGCGTCCAGCTCCTCACCCCGGCGAAGCTCGGCCCTCCCGACCCCATGACCGAGGACGAGCAGATCGCCGAAGTCGCCGCCATCATCGAAGCCGTAGGACCCTCCATCGTTCGAAAGGCCCTCGACCGCGTATGGCAAAGCTAACCCCACAGAGGATCCTCAATGCCTGTGAAGCCCTCCTCTCCTCGTCCGCGACGACCATCACCTTCGTCGCCCTTGACGCCCACGTTGATGCCTCCGTCGAAGCGGAAGGCGACAAGCAGTTCGACGGCACCTTCCGTCCCCGCTCCGCCGCGATCTGCATCGACCCTTCACGTGTGGGTTACATCCCCGCCGCACTCCACGAGGCCCTCCATATCGTCCTCCGGCCTATCCTCCGGTCCCTGTCGGATACGGTAGAGGAGTACGTCGTCCGAGCCCTCGAAGAGAAGCTCTGGCAGAAGCACTTCAACAAGAAGCGCCTCACCTCCTGGCGCCGCCTCATCCGCGAGCGCCTGAAAGGAACCACCTATGTCCTTCCAAGTCGCCCTACTCGTCCAGCCAACCGCACTCGTCGTCTGCGCCGCGGCAGTCTGCATCGCTGTTCTTGCAGTTCAGCTACGCCGCGCATTCGCAAGTAAGAGGGACTCCGATGCCCCGTAAGTCGCCCGGCAACGCCAGCAAGGTCCGCAAGGTCATGCACGAATACAAGGAGGGCGAACTGCACTCCGGCTCGAAGCGTGGCCCCCGAGTCACCAACCGCAAGCAGGCCATCGCCATCGCCATGTCTGAGGCTGGCCTCTCCAAGCGCAAGAAGGGCAAGTGAAGCGTCCGAAGAAGTGGCCCAAGGAGTCTCAGCGCCGCCTGCTCGCGCAGGGGGGCGTCCGCTCGTTCCGCTTCTTCGTCAAGTACGTCCTTGGTATCCCGCAGTTCGTCCGTGGCAATCCGATGGGCAAGTGGTGGGATGAGGGAGTACACGGCCCCTGGTGCGACTGGCTCCAGCGCCAAGTCGAAGAGTGGGAGAAGGAGCAGGAACGCCGCTTCATCATGATCGACGCCCACCGCGGCGCTGCCAAGAGCATGCTCTGTACCAAGGCCCTCCCGCTCTGGCTCCTTCTCCGCGACCCCAACCGAGCCTGCGTGATCTCCTCCGCAGTGACCAAGTTCTCCATCGAGTTCGGCGAGTACATCCGCAAGGTCCTTGCCGACCAGGATGGCTTCGCCATCTTCGCGTGGCTCTACGGCAACTGGGAGTCCGACACCTGGACGATGGACCGCTTCACCGTGAGCCCTCGTCGGGTCAACCGCACCGAAGGCTCCGTCGAGATTACCGCTGTCGAGACTGGCATCACGGGCAAGCACCCCGAGGTCATGATCCTCGATGATCCCGTCACCAAGGAGAAGATCGTTGAAGAGGGAAACTGGATCTCGAAGGCGAAGAAGCACATGGACTCCGTGTACCCAGCGCTTCTCAACCACTCGCTCTTCGTCTACGTGGGCACGCCGTACACTGATGGCGATCCTCTCACTTCTGCTATTCGCCGGGACGGGGTGTGCGAAGTCGAGGGTATGCCCCTCCCCACAGACTATGCCCGGTACCTTCGGAAGTCGGGCCTCTGGCACATGTACCACCTTCCAGGCCGCAAGGAAGACGGCACCCCCACCCTCCCGAACGCTTGGCCCGAGAAGGACCTGTCCCGCTACCAGGACACCAATCCCTCAGACTACGCTGCGCAGATCATGCTCTGCCCAGGCTCGGGTGACCTACAGCCGCTGACCTACACGCAGATCGAGGAGTGCCTCATCAACTCCGCCGAGGTGCCGCCCAACACCATAATCTCGATCCACATGGACACGGCCTTCAAGAACCCGAAGCGGACTGGCACCGGCGACTTCTCGACCATCATCGTCGCGGCTCACCACCGAGCCCTCGCCGACGTCTACTACATCGCCGAGCACGGTTCAAACTCTTGGCGAGACGATGACTTCATCTCTCGGCTCATAGAGGTGGTCCGCCACCTCTATGAGCGTAAGAAGATCATCTTCTGCATGACAGACGAAGCTGAGATCGGCGGAAAGACGGGCCTCTGGCGGGACCGACTCCGCTCCGCCTTCCGCGATGCGAGCCTCCGCATGCCCCACTTCGAGGAGCTGCGACGAGGCCGCGGCGAGAACAACACCGCGCGCATCAGCTCCGTGGCTGGCTACTGGATGGACGGCCACGTCAAGCTGGTCCGCGGGCGCTGCCCGAACCTCATCGACCAGATGGCGCGCATCGGCCTCTCCGAGCACGACGACTACGCCTCCGCTGCCGCCGATGCCTTCCATCCCAACGTGTACCGCATCTTCAACCCACAGGGCACCCGCGAGGCTCCCGTCGAGCGGCGCCCCTTCGAGGAGATTCTCAGTGGCAAATCTATTCGGGCCTCCTACGACCACTGGCACCGCCGACCCAAAGCAGCCTTTGGACCCCGCAGCCCTATCCGCTGAGGATCGCCTGATCCTCGACAACCTCAAGTCCGTAGTCCTCAGCAAGATCTACTCGGGCTACCGCGTCTCCGTCCGCAAGCCCCAGGGCTTCTGCACGCGCGTTGAAGAGCGCCTCTCCAAGATCTACGGTGGCGCGCACGTCACCCTCACCACCTCCTGCACCACCGGCCTCGAACTCGCCCTGCGAGCCCTCGGTGTCGGCCCGTGCGATCGAGTCATCGTCCCCGCCTATACGATGGCGGGCACCGCCTCCGCCGTCCTCGCCTGTGGGGCCGAGCCCGTCTTCGCCGACGTGGACCCACTCACCGGCCTCATCACCCCCGAAACCATCGCCGAAGTCCTCATGGACTGGGAGTTCGCCCTCCAGCCCGCCGCCATCATCGCCGTCTCCGTGCACGGGGGCGTGCCTGCGGTGGCTGCGATGAAGCGCTCCTTCCCGCACATCCCCGTCGTCGAGGACTGTGCGCAAGCCTTCTGCACCCGCAACCACGTCACAGGCTACTGGGCGGGCCTCCAGGGCGATATCGGCGTCCTCTCCTTCAAGCAGGGCAAGGTCCTCTCCTGCGGCGAGGGTGGCGCCCTCATCACCAAGGACGAGAGCCCTCACATCCGCATCCAGGGCCTGCGCAACCACGGCGACGTGACCTCTGCCGATCAGTGGGGCGGCAACCACCACATGACCGAGCTACAGGCCGCCGTCCTGGACGCCCGCCTCACCTACATCCTGGAGAAGTTGCACTCCACCTATCAGGCCAGCCGAGCCCTCGCCAGGCTCGTCTCCAGCACCACCTTCGTCCCGATGGAGGTCAACGGCGCGCCCTTCATCTTCTGGGGGCTCCTGCATCCCAAGGGCAGCATGCCGCCCGGCTTCACCCGTAGCTACCACACCCCACTCTGCTGCGTCCCTTGGTACAAGAAGAACCTCAAGCCCGGCTGTTTCGTCGCCGCGCACACCTTCAACACCAACATGGTCTGGGCACCTCCGCCCGCAACCCAGGCTGACGTGGAGCGCATGAACCTCTCCATCCGTACTGTCCAGGTGAACCCATGAAGCGCGTCTTCCTCGACATCGAAACCCGAGCCCTCGCTGCTGACGTAGGTGGCTGGGACGCCCTCCTCCGCGGTGAGGGGGGTATGTCCATCGCCGTCACCATCGAGGAGCCCGGCAACATCACCCGCGTGTGGGACGACCACACCATCGAGGCCCTGGCCGCCTACCTGGAGGCCGCCGATGAGGTGGTCACCTGGAATGGCTTCCGCTTCGACATCCGTGTGATCGAGTCCCTTCTCGGCCGAACCCTCCTCCTCCAGGACCACCGCGACCTCAAGATGGAGTTCGGTGAGCCCCTGAGCCTGGAGAAGGCGGGGCAACGCTACGTGGGCCGGGGCAAGACCGGCCACGGTGAAGACGCCCCCGCCCTCGCCTCTGAGGGCCGCTGGGGCGAGCTAGTCCAATACTGCATCGACGACGTAGAACTGACCCGAGACGTATACCATGCCACTACACAAGAGGGTAGTGAATGTGGTATAATGGGAGAGGAGCCAACAAGTGAGTAAGAAGAAGCCTGTCATCATCAACCTCGGCTGTAACCGCCATGCCTCGCCCGCGTTCATCAACGTGGACATGTTTCGCTTCCCCGGCGTGGATGTGGTGGCCGACCTCCGTGAGAAGTGGCCGTTCCCCGACAACTACGCCGACCGCATCATCGCGGTAGACCTCGCCGAGCACCTGCCCGACCGCATCCACTTCATGAATGAGTGCTGGCGCGTGCTCAAGCCGGGTGGCATCGCTGAGCTGGTGATCCCCTCCACGGATGGGCGGGGCGCCGATCAGGACCCCACACACGTCTCATTCTGGAATCTCAACTCCTTCTTCTACTACGCCGTCTTCAACAACGGCGGCGTCTGGCAGAGCCATCCCTGGCGCTCCCTCTATGCCCCCCACCTGATCAAGGCGGCCTTCTCGTTCATGCCGCCCGAGGGCGAAGTCGCGCAGACCGAGGCCGACAACATGGGCATCGTCTACCTGCAAGCCAAGGGGAAGGCGATCAAGGACCCCATCTTCAGTCCAGAAGGACTCCCCGAGGCGTCAACCGCCCCACTGCCCGACGACCTGAATGGCTGAAACCTACACCTATCCCTCGCTGGCCTCCTTCCGCAACCACGACGAGGCAGTACGCACGCTCGTCCTGGATCGCTTCGAGACGTCGAAGAAGCACCAGGAGCCGTACTTCGCCAAGTGTAAGCACTGGTACGACCTCTACCGTGGTTGGTACCGCGACCCCCAGGCGCCCGAGTACCGGAACAACATCTTCATCCCCATGACCTTCTCCACGGTCTGGTCGGATGTTGCCCGCAAGGCATCCGCGACCCTCGGCGCCCACCCGCCTGTCGCCTTCGTTGGCTACGGTGAGGAGGACTACGCCATCGCCCGGCAGCAGGAGCTGCTCGTCGCTGCGCAGATGCAGGACTCGCGCTCCTACCTGAAGGGCGTCGATGCCTTCCTCTCCGGCGATCTCTACGGCACTGCCATCGTCCAAGTGGGCTGGCGCTACCAGGAAGAGATCATGCCGGAGCGCAGTCAGGTCGCCACGCCCATTACCGGCCAACTGGTCGAGCAGATCCGCGGGCGCAAGGTGATCAAGTTCGACGGTCCTGACTGGGAAGTCCTCGACCGCCTTGACTTCTTCCCGCAGCCGCGAGTCCCCCGCATCTGGGACATGCGCTGGAAGATCCGGCGCTACTACCTGGAGTTGGACGACATCCGCGCCTTCGCCAAGCTGGGCTTCTTCAACAAGAGTGCCGCGCGCGAGGTCGAGCTGACGGGCCTCGTCGCTGACATCGAGGCTGACTACAAGGATCGGGCGGGCTACCTGCGGAACGAGATGTTCGTGCAGGAGCGCTACGCGAAGCCCGTCGAGATCATCGAGATGTGGGGGCTGGTCCCTGACGATCTGGTCGGTTCCGATGGCGTGGCTCGCCGAGTGATCAGCATCGCCAACAGGAAGGTAATCCTGCGGGACCGCCCCACTCCTTACGACTTCGGCGAGGACCCCTTCCTCGCCTACACGCCCGTCGTCGATCCCCATCACTTCGATGGCCCCTCGAAGACGGAGCTAGGAGAGCACCTCAATGCGGTGGCGAACCGCCTCGTCTCGAACCGCCTGGATGTCCTCGATAACGTCGTCTCTCCGGCATACGCTTACGACTCTGATATGCTCGGCGTTGATCCTGATCAACTGTACGTGCGCCCCAATCGTTGGATCCCGATTGAGGGGCTTTCGAACGGGACGCTTCAGCCTCTCGTACCCGATCTTCGCGGCTTCCAGCTCTCCCACACCGAAGTGGAGTATGCGTGGCGTTGGCTCCAAAACGCTACTGGAATCCATGAGGATGCGGTCATGGGTGCGTCGGGGCCAGATCGTGAGACTGCTCGCGGCTTCCTTGGGCGCCAAGCGGCCGTCAATACCCGGCTCCTCCTCGAAACCGTAATCTGCGAGCAGCAGCTCATCGAGCCGCTCGCCAACTGGTACCGTGCCCTCAACCGCCAGTTCCTCCCCATCCCCCTCAAGCGACACATCCTTGGCTCGAACGCCATCACCGACGCCCTGACCGGCCTCCCGGTGCCCGAGGAGATCGCCGTCTCGGACTACGCCCTCAACAAGGACTACAACGCCCGAGCCCGCGGTTCCTCACAGATGCTTCCCAAGG